GAACTTCTCGCGGTCGCCCTCGTCGAGCTTGTCGAAGTAGCGGCGCAGGTCGGTGCCCTTGAACTTGTCCGGTTCTTGGGCGGCGAGAGAGCGCAGTTCGTAGTAGGTGTTCGGGTCGGTCTTGATGCCCTTTTCCTTGGCCGCCGCTTCGGACAACTTGCGCATGGTGGCGAGATCACGGCCGTCCATTGCGTCCTGCACCACCGCGGGGATGTCGGAGATGCGGCCGCTGCGCCCGTAGATGCCCCAGGCTTTGTCGGCAGCATCCCGCTGCTGCGCCTCGCGCACCTGGCGATCTACGCCGAAGCGGGCGACGATGCCTCGCTCCGCCGCGGCGCGCTGGTTGGGGTCCTTGTACTTCTCGCGAACTTCGGCCAGGGCCTGCGACTCGGTCAAACCGCGGGCGATCGCGTCGTCCCCGGCGCCTTGCTCGAGGGCCTTATCGGTTCCGGTCTTCAGCAGTCGGCCGACATCGTCCCAGGCCTGGCCGTTGATCTCTTGCTTGTTGGCCTCGAAGTAGGACTTCGCGCCGGCCGCGTCACTGTCGACCATGTTCTTGATGCGGGCGACATGCAGCGTCGTGAGTTGCCGGCCGACCATCTCCTGGTACTTGGGCCCCTCGGTGGGGATGCCGTTCGCGGCAGCGAAGGCATCGATGTTTTTCAGGATGTTGCCCTTGCGGATGTCGACTTCATACTGCGTATCCGCCTTGGCTGCCAGGCCGATCTCGTTCTCGGTGGTGGCCTCGAAGGCCGCGGTGCGGTTCTTCGATTGCTCCTGCAGGACGAAGTTGCCGAAGCCGGCACGGGAAAGGGTGTAGTTCTTCCGCGCGACGTTGGCGAAGGTCGCGGCCTGGACGTCGTTGTCGAACTTCGGCGCGATCTCCTCGACGGTCTGCTTGTGCCACTTCTCGAAGTCCGGCAGCAACTGACCCGCGTTGACCCCCTTGTAGTTCTGCTCGGCCTGCAGTTTCCAGTCGAGGAATTTCTCCTTGTAGAGTGCGTCCGCGGACTGCACCTTGCCCAGGTTCTCCTGGTGCTGGACGGCCAGCAGCGCTTCGCTGCCGGCTTGCAAGGACTTGGCGAACTCGGCCTGGTCGCGAGCGGCGGCGCCCCCCATCAGTTCCGGGGAGGCGACCGAGGTCTGCTGCACGCCAGGCAGCGCGGCTTCGCGGACCTGGGCTTCGTCGTAGGTTGGGACGCGTGGCATGCTTAGGGGTCCGGCGGGATGTAGGTGTCGGTCGCGGCGCCTTTGTTGTACTTGTACCAACTCGAGGCCACCTGGCCGGCGCCCGAGACCAGGGACCCGAAGTACGCCTGGCCGGGGTTCTCTGCGTCGGAGCGGGACTGCAGCATCTGACTGTCGGAGGTCGCCGAGGAGGCGCGCACGCGGGCCGCCCAGGCCTCTTTGGCCGCGTTGTCGCCGATGGTGCGGGCATCGCGCTCGCCCATGAAGTCGGTGGTGGTCAGGATGTCGAGCGGCGATCCGCTGCTGAGATCGAGACCCCGGGCCGCCAGGGTCGCGGTCTGATTGCTCTTCAGCATCGCGGTCTTCAACCGCTGGTTCTGCTCTTCCTTGGCACCCCGCTGCAGCGCGTCCTGCGCTTGCATCTCGGCGAGCTTCGCGTTGTTGGCTTGCACGCCGGCCTGATAGGCGTAGGCGTTCTTCTCCGCCTGGCTGCGCTGCTCCGCGGCGTTCGCGTTCATTACCATGCTGGCGCCCGCCAGCGCCATGCCAATGACTTCAATTCCCATGGGGTACGCTCCTGCGGAAGATGCTAGGGGCCGCTCTCGGCGATATGTGCACCCGGCAGTTGCTTGATCACCGCGGTGGAATAGTCGCGATACCCCAGGTGGTGGTAGAGCGCTACCGTGCGCCGCTCGGCGATCTCGGTGCTGGTGCCGAAGACCAGGGAGGTGACACCGCGGTCGCGCGCCCACTGCTCGAAGGCCTTGACCAGTCGCACCGCGGTCTTGCCCTGGCCGCGCGATTCGGGGCGCAGGTAGAAGGTGTAGTCGGTCGCCATGCGGTCGTGGCTGAACCAGTGCTCGAACACCGTCCCCGCGAAGATTCCGATCACCTCGCCGTATTCGACTGCCACGAAAATCACCGCATCGGGCACGCGGCCGTCGATGATGGCCTGCGCCAGCCCGGCAACCTTGTCGGGCGAGTAGGCCGTGCTCGCGTAGCGCGGGGATTCTGCATGCAGGTCGGCCCCAAGGCGGACCAGTACCGGGACGTCGCCCGGGATTGCTTGACGGATTTCAACCAACGGAGGCCTCCAGGGTCGCGGACAAAAGGGTGAGCGGCAGCGGGTCGTCCTGCACGATGCACAGGTGGCCGTCGTCGCTCCACTGGGGGGTCAGACCGATCTCCACCCGACCGGTGACGAGGCCCGGCGGCGAGCCCAGCGGTTCCGTGGTGCGCTGCCGGTACTCGCGCAGCTTGGTAAATGCGGCCCCGGCCTTAATGGCGGAGGACTCGTTCACCCGCAGGTAGACCTTGTTTAGGTTCTTGCGCAGTCCTTGGCCGAAGGCCTGGGCTTCTAGGGCGAGCGGCAGGGTCTGCGCCCTGGCCGCGTAGGGCAGCCCGATGTGCGCTTTGGCCGGTGCGTGTGGGAGGGTCACCGAGCCCGCGTTGACGACCAAGTCCCTGATCACCGCACCGTCGGAGAGGGCCACCACTGTCTTGCCCTCGAGGTGGTCGAGACCGGATATGGTGCTGGGGTACACCCCTTCCGGGTAATCCGCGGGGGTAAGGGTGTAGGTCAGTCCGCAGTCGACGAAGTACGCGTCCGCCAGCGTGGAGAACATGCGGACGCGCTGCCTTTCGATGTAGCGCTTCGTCACCCCGCCGATCGTGCGGCGGACCACGAAATAAAGCGTGTCCTGCCCGTCCTCCGGTATCGCGCATACGGACTCGAAGGCGCCGTCGGTGGTGTGTTGGTGCCAAGCCAGGACTTGATGTTCCGGCACGTAGGTGACCCCTAGCAGCACACCGTCATCACGCACGGCCCACACCGCGGGGGTCGGCGAACGGGTGAAGGCGAGTTGCTTGATCGTGTGCCCGTCCACCAGGTGCGGCGCCAGGATGCTAATGTCCGCGGACTTGTAGCCCGCGGATTCCCAGGCGTAGAGCATCTCCCGCAAACGGCCGCCGCGGTCGGACGCGTAGACCACGGATTGTCCGGTGACCACCGGTTGCACGTTCGAGGCGCCTGAGTATCCCTGCGGCTTGAACGCAACGGTAGACGGGGTGATGACGTCCGAGTTTTGCGAGGTGAGGGACCACTCGGCCTCGGAGGTGAGCAGCAGCAGATCGGACAGAGGGACGATGTGCCGTATTCGACTAGCCTGGCGGGCGGAAAGTCGCACTTCTATCGCGTCGTCATCGCGTGAAGGGATCGACCGGGTCGTGTTTGCCTCGGTGCCGGACCGCGTCGCCCATAGGTTCTGGGGAAACAGGGCCGACCCAGCGAACCAGCGACGCCCCTGAAAATAGCCAACCGCGCCTGGTGCGTAGTTCCCGCCGGTCAGGTTGAAATACGACTCCGGCGGGGTGCGGGAGACGTCTGGGGTTACGTTCTGGTCCTTGAACGCCGACAAGGTGTCCGTCTGCCCTACGTATCCGTAAAGCCCGCTCGATAGCTTGTAGATGTTGTGGCGCACTGCACCAAACACGCCCCAGGGAGTGATAGTGTTGTAGGCCCCCGCTACCGAGAGCGCCACTCCGGTAACCGTGGTGGCGGGGGATGCGAACGACTCTTCCGTACCGTCGTACCCAACGGCCGCGGTTACATACTTGTTTACTTCGGTCCCTGATCCCGAGGGCGTGCAGCCCGGGGCGGCCGGAGTTTCCAACGTGGGTTGGAAGGAGGCCTGGGAAATGGTCCACACGGTGGCGCTATGCCATTGGATATGCCGAGGGGGGTACGAGGGGTGAACGATGGTGAGGATGTCCCCGGATTGCGTGTAGTGGAGGTCGAACAGGGCCGCCTCTGCGTAGGGGGTTGGTAGTTCTAAGCCTGCCGTCATGCGAAACCACTTACCGGCCGCGAGGTCGGTGTCGAACCCGCCGTATACTGCGGTGGAGGTGTGCGAAACCAAGCAGTAGTAGTACAACCCCCCATTTCTGCGGATGTCGCCGACAACATAGGTGGTCGATCCATACCAGATGGGGTTATCCGCCGGAGAGGGGTAAACCGTACCCCCCTCAGTGTGGATGCGTAGGTAGAACTCCCCCAACTCCAGCATGTAGGCCTGCTCGGAGTTGTAGATGAACGGTATTCCGATGGTTTTTTTGGTGGGGTCCTTCACCCCCGCGATGAACTCAGTCCCTGCTCGATTTCGCAGCGGGCCGTGGGGGAGCGTCTCGAAGTTCTCGCACAGGGCCAGCCCGGTCTGGTATTTGACCAGGTCAAGGCGGCCCAGGGCCTCGGGCGTGATCTCGCCACCGGCGAAAGATCGGGTCAGGGTCTGGACGCTCATGCCGGAAGCTCCGCACCCAGGCCTCCAAGCACTTCACTCAAGCCCAGTGCGAGTTGGTCGATCGGGTACTCCTCACCCTTCCCAAGAAGTTCGCGGATGCCGTACTCGAAGGCAATGCCGTGCAGGACCTCATGCAGGAAAGTGCGCAACGCGCGCTCGGGGATCGGGTGGTCCTCGTAGCGGAGAGTGTGGTTGGTGCTGTCGAAGGTCCCCCACGGCTGCGAGTCGCCGGTGGCGACAGTACCGACGGGGACGCGAGATACCAGGTAAGGAATGCCGCCGATCTTCAGGGTGAACTCGCGGGTGCTCATGCCCGTGCCCCGATGCTGCTGGGTGTGAAGTCCGGGTAGTCGCTGCGCTTCTGCGCGTTTGCGTCCGCACCGGCCGCGAGCGGAAAATCTATTTGCAGGAAGGCCTTGTAGTGCGCCGCGGATTCCTTCTTGCCGGCGTCGCCTTTGATGATCGGTCCCGCGAGGTAGGACGCCAGCAGGCGCGCCAGGGCGTTGACCGCGAGCGGGGTGAATTTCGTGGTGTCACTTACCGAGGCGGTGAAGACCAGGGTCGCGTATTCGGCGTTGGTGTAGAGCACCGGCGTACCGTCGGCCAGGGTCTCGATCAAGAAGTCTTCGCCTTCCGCGTCGAGCGGTGAGTCGGGCAGCAGCACCCGTTTGGGCGCCAGGCAGAGGTTCGGCAGTGCGTAGGAGAAGGCCCACTGCGGGGGCTGCGCGGCGTTGACGATCGCGACGAGGGCCGCGCGCCGGGTGGCAAAACCCCAGGGGTGCATCGACAGTAGCGCGTCTCGCGCGATAGGGTAGAAGCGCTGGCAGTGCATGGCCTGCACGCTGCCGTCGGGGGGCTCGATGGCGGAGACCAGGGCCTCGTCGCCGAGGTGGGCCAGCGCCAGGTTGCAGATGTCTACGGAAGATGCCACCGGTATACCTCCAGTAAAGCGGGGGTCTCAGTTGCCCAAGACCCCCGAGTTGTTACTCAGACCACCGAAGAGGCCTAGACCACGTCCTTGCTCGCGGCCGGCTTTGTGGGCAGGCCGAGGGTTTCGCCTTTTCCGCTTTTGGCGGCGACGGTCTTCTTCTCCGACACCTCGACAGCAGGGGTGAACCAGGTGGCCTTCAGGCCTTCCGGGCCCTCGAAGGTTTGGCCTGGCTTGACCCGGCGGTTGTCGCGGATGCCGAGAGCGAGGGCAATGTACTTAGCCATTTGTCATTGCTCCGCTATGCTTGAGCCGGTGCGTCGAAGGCGCGGCACACGCTCGGGTCAGGGGTCAGGAAGGCGTTGAACTTGCCTGCCGTCAGGGGGCCCGTGGCGACCGTGTAGCGAACACCGAGGTAGCGCTCGTGGGTGAAACCCTTCGGCAGTTCGAGCACGACTACGTTGAAGCCAGCGACCAGGGTGGCCTTGCCGATCGCGGCCGACTGCCAGTGAACCGTCGCCGAGGTGGCGAGGTCCGCGGTGCTGTCGGATTCCAGCGAGAAGGTGACGGTGGCCGCGCCGGCTGCGGTGACCGCCGTGTCGACCCCGATGACCAGGTACAGGTCGTCGAGGGCGCCCAGCCCGCCGGCAGCTGCGCCGGTGTCGATGACGTTGGAGATGGCCGTCGCGGTTACTGCGGCTGCGTCGGAGAACTCGTTGCGGGAGTCGAGAATCATTTGGTGCTCCTTTCCTGTCCGATTAGGACACTACGGTTTCGGTGTTGACCAGCGCGTCGGTGCGGTAGACCGGGATGTCGTCGAACGTCATCACCCGCTTGCCCGAAACCGAGTCCCAGTTCAACTGGCTGGAAATCTTTTCGAGGATGCCCAGGCGCAGCTTTTCGCGGATGGTGCGGTTGATGTAGAACGCGGCGCGGCCCTTGCCGAAGCCAGGCACGCGCTCGGTGGCTTGCGTCATCCACTGGACCAGCAACTTGGTGTTCGCCAGGGTGCCCAGGTCCGAGATGTCGACGTTCGCGACCCGGACGAAGTAGCGCCAGTCCTCGATCACCAGACCGAAGTCCTGGCGATAGTGGGTGCGGTACGCTTCCGCGCGGCCGTTGGAACCGTCGATGTTCTCGATGGTCACCTGGCCCTTGTCGGTCACCTGCAGACCGGCCTTGCTGCCCTTCGGCACGATCCCGTAACCAGTGCGGGGGCCCCAGACGGCCAACCAGATCGACGTGTTGTCGCTGCCCGAACCTCCGGCGTTGATGATGTTGTCGGCATTCTCGGCGGACAGGGAGTTGAAGCGCGGCGAGAGACCGGTGAAGGCCTCGGGTTCCGTACCTTCGTTGCCGTAGAACAGGGTCTGCGCCAGTTCCTGGGCGATGCCTTCGATGAAGGCGCCATCCTGCTGCAGACGCCAGGCAGCGGCGTTGCCGT